AAGGTGTCTCTCTCTTGCTTCTGAAAGCTTAAGCAATTCCTGATACCATCTTGTATAGGCATAGGGCCTGGATCTCTCTTCACTCATGTCTAATGTTCCTGATGTCACTATACCCATCCTTTCAGTGAATTTATTCCTTAAAATGTCCATGCACAGTTGCCTCATGTCATCCACATTGTTTGGGATAATCATTTTTGTATCGCGTCTGACAAACTTATTGTATAAAGAGACAGCGTTGTCTGCAAAAACTATTGTGTCTAATAATCCCACTGGCTCTCTGGGTTCTGGTATGGCAATTGCATCATAAGCATTTTTTGATCTCCTAAACTCATTGATAAGTTTTTTTGATTTGGTTCCTGACATGGCTTTGATAATTGCCAAGAAATAAGCATCAGAATCACTAGCGCTTTGCCCCCTCAATGTTATGGTCTGAATGGATGGTGATGTGACAGATGATCTGAAACTCTCAGCCTCTTGCTCTCTCAAAAAATCCATGAGTGATTTTGCGTCAGTTAGTCTCACAGTCAATTGGGTTTCCATAACTTCAAACTCTGCATGTTTTACACACCTTCTAAATGCTATTTCAAGTTCCACAGATGCAGCAGCAAGGTTAAGTGAAATAAATTTGTCTCTGATCATTCTATGAGAAATCTTACTGCCTGCACCTCCGAGAGTGGGAGCCATTGGTGAATTCTCAGACACAATGAAACAGTTCCTGTCATACGATACCCATGGTTCAGCCATTCTAATATAGAAACTATTAACCCCCAAACTTGTGTCAAGTGTATTCACGCTAGTATTCCTAAATATTGTGAATAGGAAATCGGGACCAATAGATGATTTCCTGTCGATATTCACAAACTCTTCGGGTATGATCCACTTTGAAATCCCATGTCTCCTTTCGAAAACTGATAACTTTCTATCTGTCCTAACTGTCTGGAAAAGCCCGAACGGTCCTGTTCCCTTAAAGATAGTCACATTATCAGTTGCATAAGATGCCTTTACCTTTTCTGAACCAGATCTTGCAAACTCTGACAATGCGATTCTCTCTGGGGGGCACAATAGTGTGTTAGTCACTAATCTTGAATAATGCTCGGGTGATAATATGTGACTGGATCTGAGGTAGAGATTTGAAATGCCACCGGATATTATTGTGCTTATGGGTTCAATCACCGGAAAGCCTCCCAATTCAACTGGCTTATAGTAATTGTCTGATTTTGCAAAGTCCCATCTAAGCCACTGTTCAGTATGCATTACAAAATTCATAATGGTTATTATATATGTTCCCATATAGGACCCGCCTGATGCTAAGTAATTTGCCGATGACGACATTATTGTTAAGAAATCCTCCACATGATTTATACCATTTCCCACATCCAATTTGGATATCCTTTGTTTTAAGCTTGGTGTTGCCATTCTCCCCTTCTTATAAAAATTGGAATTCAATTCAGCAATGTGGAAGTTAAAGGCAGACTTTGGGTTACTCCTAACAATATTGAATAAATTCCCAACTCTTAGACCCACACAGTGTGCCATTTTGACTTGCTCAATGACATCCACACCCTTTGGAAACCTGATTATCCCTTCAGCATCATCAGAAGTTGTGAATGAGTGATACCTAATGGATGGATCTATCAAATTAACAACATGTATGACTGACTTTGCCTTAAATGCATGGGCTACTGATGAGGTATCATGATAGATTCCCTGACACATTCCCATTGCTAGTGTCTCTTCGAATATTTTGTTGTCCATCTTGGCTGCACACCTATCAATAAACTTTTGCACTGGCTCAGAGTTAGAGTGTCTAATCTTCTTAGTTAAAATCAGATTTATAAGCGGTTCTGGGAATTTTGCTTTTTTGTCAAAGGTTTTGTCAAACACCTTGATGACCATTCTCATAAGCCCTGGCTCCTTCTTTAGTAAAGG